TAACTGGGGTAATAATTTGAGTCATTTGTTTGTAAAATTAACTATTAAATTATTACAGATTATTTATTCCTTTAGTTTACCGGCACTAAGGTCTGCGTTATATTCCTTTGAGTTGGCTGCGAATTTAGCAGGATTTTCCTGTGCCATTCTCTGCCAATCACTTAGAGATCTGCTAGATGGTGGTGTTTTATCACCTCCGGTAGCTCTCTCAAGGTCTATACGCTTATTTTTTACCTCAACTTCTTTGGCTCCTATATCTTTGGCTTTATCGAATAGGTGAATTTTGGCAACATCCCCTAAAATATTTTCTATATTCTCTGGTACGTTATTGGCCTTAAAATATTTGGCCTTAAATTCATCTTTCCCTTCTTTAAGTTCTGGATATTGTTCTGAAACCTTAGCAAATGCACTATCCCATTTCTTTTCATTATAATTCTGTCTAGCGAACGCAATGGCTGGATCTTTTAGGATATGGTCCTGAGCTCTCTTGGTGACTGAATCAGTGAAACGAATAAGATTTTTCTGTGCTTCTGGGTCTAGTTCCTCGAAACCTGGGTATAAATTCTCTGTAATCTCGCTTGGGTTTGCACCCTCACTTCCTTTCTCCGAGAGCTGTCTAGCGAAGTCATCTCGTTCCTGTTGGAGTTTTTTATTCTCCTCTCGGATTCTGAGTGCTTCTTTTGACGACTCTGAGAACTTCTTTTCGTAATCAATTGGAGCATCGGCATGCTCAATTGGGTTTATTGGGTTATCCTCCCCTTCCGTTCCTTGATCTATAATCTCAGGGTTGGGAGCTTGTCCGTCCTTTAATTCTTGATCTAATGAGTTTGGATCTGACATTTTGTTGGTGCCGTCCCTTATGTATTGGGGGTTTGGCAAATTAACTATTTCTTAGCTTTCTTAACCTTAATTGGTTTAGAAACTTCTTTAGGTTCTTCCTTTGCTACCGGCTCTTTAGCTGGAGCTTGGGCTAAACCTAATCTAACTAATATATCTTGGCTGACTAAGTGCTTATTATTCATCAGTATTTGTATATCTGAATCAGAAAAAGACTCTTTGGCCGAGATTTGGTCTATAATGTTCTGCATATTCTTTTATTAAAGAGCTGATAATCGAGTATTTTTGGACGGAATACTAACCGTTTCGACACTATAACTGGGCCTCCAACTGTTTTTCCATCATTTGTTTCTCTATAATTGGACTTTCTAGGAATCTCTGTATCTTCTGGATCATCTTAACCTCTGCTTTTCTAAACGCTTGGTCCTCAACACTTAGGTTTACCTCCACTAATTTGGTAATTGCTGTCTGTAACTCCTGATCTAAGAACTGTTTTACATCTTCATCAGTGAGTTTTCTACCGGATATGGACTCTTCCCACTCCTTATAGGTTGCTTTCTCCTCGTCATTCAACTCCGAGTAGTCCTTAACCCCCAGTTTATTCAAATATTTTTGTAGGATGTTCATTATTTTGTTGGTTAATTAACTGGTAATGGTGCCTTCTCCTCCTGACCTGGTGCTGGCAAAGCTGGTTGCTGGGTCGGATTCATAGCCTGTTCCTCAAACTGCATAACCTGTTCTATCTCTTCTGGTGACCAGTCAAGTAATTCTAGTTCTTTCTCTCTAGCAATCTTTAAAGCAACTGGATTCATCTGGAAAGAATTTTTAACATAGGCTAGTTTCCTTAGATCCATATCATCATTAGCTTCCTTTTCAGCCTTAATAGTAACCTTACACTCATAACCATCTGGATTCTGCCAGTCTGAAGGTTGAATATCTTTTGGGTAATATTTACCATCACCACCTTTCTTATATAGAGTAAATTGACCCTTAGAGTTAGCGTTTAATAGCTCATAGAAGATATAGCCGGACTCTTCCCAAGCCTTGCGGTAGTTCTTTGATACAACAGTATTCCTGTTCTGTGACTGTTGTAGAGATAATTGAACTTCACCAAGGGTTGTCTGGCCTTTCTCTTGTTCCCCACGTTCTGTTGACGTCTGTGCTACTGAAGACTGGATAAGATTCTTTAACCATTCAATAGTAGGTGCGGTATCAGCTAGTGGTTGTATATCCATTTGCTGGACAATCTCTCTAGGATTACCCGGTACTCCATACATTCCGAAAGGCTTAGGATCAAATGATCGTGGCTGGAAAGTACCATTCAAAGTATTGAAGAAGTACATACCAAAGTTACGATAACTTCGGTTCTCAAGGTCCTGTGAGATATAAATGTTAGTTATTTTATTGAAAGTTCTCACAGAATCAGCGATACCGTCTGACCACAAGTCATTTAGATCTGGATCTGAAGCCCAAGAAACGATAGGCAAACACTCAATTCCAATAGCATCTTTAAGTGGCTCATTATAAAGGACCACTTTATCGGCAGCAATCACTATTAAGTGGCGAACAAACTGGTCATTCTCATCATCCCACACTAATTTGTAGGACTCGTTTATGTCTACAAGGACATCAGATGCTCGGAAGTCATCATAATTAGATACACCAAGGGTGTTAAGCCTTTCCATCTTCTCATCATAGGCTTCCTTAGTAGTTCCAGCAGCGATTAGACCCTCTTTAGAGTCCAAATACATCTTTAATTGCTTCTTAGCACTCTCTTTATACTTAGGATTAGCTAGAATCTGGCGTAAAGACCGGAAGATGTTCTTCTGAATAACATAATCAGCTGAGTTTAGATCAAGTGGATTACATCTAGGGTCTACATCCATATCAAAAGGATCTATAAGATCACAGAATATCTCACCTTTAGCCCATCCCCACTTCTTAAACCCTCTACCTTGAAGGCCTACAATCTTCTTTTCCATATTATCTAGTAGGTCTAGCTTTAGTTTATCATAGTAATAGTCCCACATTTCGTTTAGAACTATCTCACCATCAGCTGATTTGTTACTCTTACCACGAGTTTCAAAGTTTAGTACTGGTGGTTCATCAATCTTTGAGATCCAAGTCTGAATAGTTTCTCTAACAATAGGCACATTAACAGCCTGACGTTGTGTTAGGCGGTTGGTGATGATCTTATCTCGGTAAAGATAATAGTTCTCGTTCCACTGCTGAAAACGTCTCTCCTTAAACTTAATAGAAGCATCTTTCTCGGCCTTATGTTGTATAATTAGTTGTGTGTTGTCCATAATTTATTATAATGATACCATTAAATATTCAATAAATCAATCTTAGGATATTTTGCTTGTGCTTTCCTAATAAAGTCTACTATAGAACCCGGCCTAATGTTCTCTTTTTCTATTAAATCTTTCGTTGCTTGTAGTGTTGTTTGCACAGATAATTCGGTTTGTTTTATTTCTGCTAGAATTTTTGCAGGACGATCCATATCTCTATCAAATTTGTCCGCCAAAAGTCGTTTTTCATTCATATCATCCACAACTTCCTTGCTCTTTTTTTCTAGTTCAGATAAGTGTGTCTTTGCTAGATCTATCTGTAATCTGATATAAGATAAATCGTCCTTCTCTACTTTATTAGCCTTATTATAGGCCATAATATTGTCCTTCTCTTTTTGGAGAGCAGATATTTCTTCGGTCAAATCTGAGTACAACTTTAACTCTTTATTTTTATTGAGTATACAATTATCCAGATCAGCAAGAATAGTATTACCCTCACTAATTGCATTGGTAAGTCCATTGTTTTTATTTATTAGATCACTATTCTTTTTTGTAGTTTCAGCATGAGCATTAGTGATGTTTAATAAAGCCTCTTCTTCCGACTTTTTGTTTTTCAATAATCTTTCTATACGATCCATTTCTTCCAAGCATGACTTATAATAAAGATCTAGCTCCTGCAATTTCTTTGCAAAATTTGGATCAGATATTGGTTTGTCTACTGAGAAAAATTCGTGCATCATATATTTGTTCTTGGTTTTATTGGTACATCTAGGGTGTAAGTCGCTCCGGTGATAGCGCCATCTGATGGACCATTACCGATTGTTTGGAAATAAAAATCTACAGAATCTGTTACATCATTTTGTACCCAAGTTATACCATCAGAAGATTGTTTAGGCACACCATTTGTGTAACCACCAGCTGAATTATATCCAAGTCTAGTATAATTTGAAGCGTCTACAGTTGAAGACTCCCATACTATCCAGTATTTTGTTACTCCATCTACAGTCAAATTTATTGGTGTACTAAAGAAAGCCGCTATATCTGTTAGAACAGTAACAACCATAAAATAAGCTCTAGTCACAGTGGTTGTACCTAATATAGTTGAAGAGGGACTACCAGATCCATCATCTGTTCTGATTGAAACAATTACATTTCCAGTATAAGTACCAACACCAGTATCTCTAGCAAAGAATATAGAGTTTAAGGTTTGTACTGATGGTAAGAATGACTGACAATAAAATTTTCTACCAGCAATATCTCCAAAAGCTCTATGAGTACCAGAAAGAGTTATTTGTTTTTGATCAATAACAGAACCCAAAGCATTACCAGAAGTTTCAAGGACAGTAGTACCGGTGGTTTCATTAAATAACCATTCACCAATTAAATTAGTTCTAGGAACAATATTGTTTTGATATAAATTAGTTATTTCTTCTGGAGACAAAATTCTATTCCACATTCTACATTCATCCTGTACTCCCCACAACATTTGAGAAGAAAAAGAAAAAGATCCCCAATACAAATCATATATTCCAGTAGCTGGTGTCCAAGTTGTTGAAGGACTAACTAATACACCATTTATGAATATATCTTCCTTGGCTAAATTTACATCCCATCTCGCAACAACGTGATACCATCTTCCATTTACAATTTTTGTAGTAGCTGCAGCTGTTTGATTTCCACCATTAGCTGAAATTATTTTATTAGTACTTAAAAAAACATATCTTCTATTAGCAGTAGCTGAACCAGCGTGAGCAAACAAAAATTGAACTGCGCCGGTACCAGAATAAGATTTGAACC